TTACCTCCGCGCCGCTGATAACACAACAGATAACGCCGGATTTATCCCAACTCCACAGAGCACAACTCTCATCAATGGCGTATCTAATGGCGATCGCGGATTCATCGATGCGCTTTCTCGCGAAACCCTAGCGGCTTCCGGAATGACCTTCGAATTGCCTCGTATCAACACCGCGCCGACTGTGGCATTGACAAACGAAGAAGGCGCACCTTCTGAGACAGATATGGGAACAGCTTATATTTCTGTTGATGTAAAGAAGTTCGCCGGACAGCAAACAGTTTCCGTCGAACTAATCGACCGCAGTTCCCCAGCGTTCTTTGCTGAACTCGTCCGTCAAATGGAGTTCGCATACGCAAAGGCAACCGACGCCTACGCAGTAACTCGCGCATCCGCAACCGCAACAGCATCAACCGCTAAGGCTGGCGCAACAGCGGCAAACTACCTTGCTTTCTTTGCCAACGCGGCAAAGAATGTATATACCGGCTCACTTGGCTTTGCTCGCAACGTCGTAGTGTCCCCGGATGTATGGGCTGAAATTATGGGATTGAACGACAATGGTCGCCCAATCTATATCGCTTCCAACCCATCAAACGCAGGTGGCGCACTTTCACCGCTTTCAGTTCGCGGTAACGTCGCAGGTCTTGATCTCTACGTTTCTCGCTCACTCTCTGGAACTGGCGACGGATCAATCTACGTCATCAACCCAGACGCTCTCACATTCTACGAAAGCCCACGTCTGACACTCCAGACCAACGTAATCGCAAGCGGCCAAATCTCCGTAATGTATTACGGCTATGCGGCAGTAGCTCCAAAGCTTCCTGGTGGCTACACCTCAAACGATAACGCTTAGTAAGACTCAATAGTCTGAGCCAGTCCGCTCCCGAGCTGGCTTAGACCCCTAGATTGAAAGGAAGGCGAGATGCCAACGATAGTCACGGCCACAGAGCTAAGAACCATTCTTGGCGTCTCGTCATCCCTCTATAACGACGCGTACCTAAACGACATCATCGACACCTCGGAGAATCTAATTCTTCCAATGCTTGTCACTTTCCAAAGCAAAATCAACAAAGTCAAATTAGAGGACAACGTTGCGTATTTTGAAACCGCAACAATTCACGAATTCACTCAAGGCCAATCCGTCATCATTACTGGATGCGGTTCGCCATTCAACGGAACTCACACAGTAACCGATGACGAAATAACCGACTATGTATTTACCGCCTCAATCACAAATGCTGACATACTGGAAAAGAACATTATCCCAGCAGGAAACGCTGCTCTCTCTGGCCTCTCAACCTATGTCGCAAACCCTAACGTCGAATCTGCTGTATTGGCTATCTCTGTCGAAATCTTTCAAGCTCGCACAGCCTCCGGCGGATCAATCGAAGGAATCGATTTCGCAGTAACACCTTACCGCCTCTCTAAGAATCTTCTCGCCAAAGTAACTGGTCTTCTTGGCCCTTATCTCGACGTCGAAGCGATGGTCGGATAATGCCAATCTCGACCGACGTTCGAGGCGCAATCAAAACAGCACTTTCAACTCTGAGTGCCAACGTTTATGATTCCGTTCCTGAGACACCCATCGTTCCGGCTATTGTGATAGTTCCGGACTCGCCATATATGGAATTGGAAGTTCTGGGCAAAGTAACAACCCGAGTCAAATTGAATTACACCATCACCGCTTGCGTTGCCTATTTCAGCAACCCAGCCGCTCTTGATAACTTGGAGCAACTAACACTAGGAATTCTTGGCAAGCTCAACGCTTCCAAGTATGAGTTATCGACGGTTGAAAGACCAACGGTGACAGAAGTGGGAACGACGACTTTGCTCGTTTCCGACATTCGCTTGAGCGTCCGCTACGAGCAAACCGCATAGGAGACCCAATGAGCACAACAATTATCACGGGGCGCGATGTGACCTTCACACTTGATACGAAGCCATATGACGCTCAAACAACTTCAGCCACTCTGTCGGCTGAGACAATTATCGAGACCTATCAGACTCTTGATGGTCGCGCATACAAGTCTGTTGATAAGCAATGGACATTCACAATCGAACTCCTCCAAGACTGGGGCGCAAACCCTGCCTATGGATCATTGTTCGAGTCAATGTGGGCAAATGCTGAAACGGCACCTAACACGACTGTAGCTGTATCTTTCACAGCCGCTTCCGGTGCTACCTTCTCATTCCAAGTATTGCCAATCTTCCCAAGCGCAGGTGGAGCCGCTCCTGGAGCACTCACCGACACTTGGACTCTGACTGTCGTCGGACAGCCTTCAGAATCTTTCAGCTAATAGATCGGAGCATCGGGAGCAATGAAACTAGCAATCACAATCAAATATAGTCACGGCGAGGAAGTCACTTACACCGCTGGTCTACCGGAATGGGCAAAGTGGGAACGTAAAACTGGCAAATCGATTTATTCGATGAAGGATATTTCGGCTTATCAGCAAGCGGACTTCCTAGATTTGGCTTATTTCGCTTACAAGCGAGAAGCGGCAGGAAAGCCAACTAAGTCCCAAGAAATCTGGGAGTTATCAATCGATGAAATGACGATTGGAGATGAAAGCCCAAAAGTTACGAGTCCGGAAGCGTAAATCGCCTGATCGTTGAAATCGCGATAGCAACCGGAATTCCGATGAGCGAATGGACTGACATCGACCAAGTCTTGACGGCAATAGAAATACTGAAGGAGCGGAATGGTGGCAGATAGCGGATTCAGCGCATACACCCAGCGCGAACTTCGGCAATTAGCAAAAGCGTTTTCCTTGATGGGGGATGAAGCTGTCGATGAGGCTCGCAATACTTCGAACGCTTTGGCGTCGTATGCTTATGATGAAATCCGCCAAGCCGGATACGGCCGAACAGTTTCAGCCAGAGCAGTTCAACGAATCGTCGATGGCGGTAAAGTTAGCAAAACATCAAAAACTGGTCGCATCTCTTTCGGATTTGCCTCTCAGCGTTTTTCTGGTGGAGCAACGACACAGCAACTTTGGGGCGGCTTGGAATTTGGTGATCCAACAGGTAAGTATCCACAATTTCCGACGTATAGCGGCAGATATGGAGCAGGAGCCCGAGGTTGGTTTATATATCCAACCCTTCGCAAAATTCAGCCTGAACTAACTCGACGTTGGGAAGACGCAATAAATAAAGTCGTAAAGAAATGGACTGCGTAAATGGCTAAAGAATGGCGCACCCTCAAACTTGAACTCTTAGCTGAGACAAAACAATTCGTCTCGGATATGAAGAAGTCCGAGAATCAAGTCGATGGATTTGCCGGACAGGTTGATAAATTTAGTGCCAAAGCCAAAGCCGCGTTTGCCGCGGCCGCGGCCGCCGCTGGCGCGTATGCGGTCAAGTTGGCAGTCGATGGTGTTCAAGCGGCAATCGCTGACGAAGCGGCTCAAAAGCGTTTAGAAGTTGCTCTCAAAAATGTCACCGATGCCACAGATGCTCAAGTGGCGGCAGTAGAAAAGCAAATTCTCAAAACCTCTTTAGCGACTGGCGTAGCCGATGACCAACTTCGTCCAGCCTTCCAGCGTTTAGCAGTAGCGACAGGTGATCTTGAGAAATCGCAAAGTCTTCTTACCCTTGCCCTTGATATTTCGGCTGCTACTGGAAAAGACGTCGAGACAGTATCAAACGCTTTAGGTAAAGCCTACGAAGGTAATACTGGAGCCCTAACTCGTTTAGGCGTCGGTTTATCGGCGGCAGAAATCAAAACGCTTGGACTTGAAGGAGCAATTACCACCCTTAGCGATACTTTTGGCGGAGCCGCCGCAACACAAGCTGAAACTTTTGAAGGCAAAATGGCTCGAGTTCAAGTTGCCTTCGATGAAGCGAAGGAAACTCTCGGGGCGGCATTACTTCCAATTATTGAAAAGTTTTTCAAATTTATCGTTGAGACTGGTATTCCTAAACTTCAAGAATTCAAGAAAGTCGCTATTGATCCAGTCATCAAGGCTTTCAAAGATAATGAAGACGCGCTTAAGTCTATTTATGAATTCGGTAAAAATACTCTAGTTCCATTTATCACATTTACTCTTGGAAATGCGATTTCTGGTTTAAGCAAAGTTGCTAGTGGCATAGTTCAAGCGGTTTCTATTGCTCTTAAAGCTCTTGAGCCGATTATCAATGCGGCCATTGCGGGAATAAACGCGCTTATTAGAGCAAAAAACGCACTTACCGGCGGCGCAAATACTCCAACAATTTCCCCACTTAATTTCGGGTCTAGCGGCGGATCTACTGGGTCTAATACAGTCGCGCCGGGTGGATTGCCATTTGGCGGCAGCCCTACGACTGGGGGCGGAACTGTTTTCGGAAAACCGCAAACCGGTGGCGGGGGAAATCTTGTTATTGGCAACCCAACTGGCACGGGTACAGTATTAGGAACAGATACGTCGAATTCCGGTACTTCTGGAACGCCTATATTTACCATCCCAGGAATTACCAACCCTAGCCAATTTGTTCGCGATTTTATTGGATTTACCCAAACAGGAACGGGAGCATTTGGCGGACGCGGCGTTTTGCGCCCCGATGATAATGGCTTTGTAAATATAGTAATTAATGGTGCGATTGACCCAGCCTCAACCGCTCGCCAGATTGCCGACTTATTGAACAACGAGGCTGCAGTTTCAGGA